GCCGATGGTTTAGATCCATCGGCGTTGCAAAGTTCAACGAAGCTCGCAGTCTCTCAGACCATCCACGCAGCACAACAACGCACCGAACTGATTGCGCGTCTCTTTGCCGAGACGGGTATGAAGACGCTGTTCGAAGGCATCTTCCATTTGATCATCAAGCACCAGGATCGAGAACGCATGGTGCGGCTGCGCAATGAGTTCGTACCCATCGATCCGCGTGTCTGGAATGCCGACATGGACGTGATCGTCAACGTGGCGCTCGGCAAAGGAACTGAAGAAGAACGCATGGCGATGCTGACGGAGATCGTCGGCAAGCAAGAACAAATTCTGCAGACGCTGGGGCCAGACAATCCCCTGGTGACTGCCGAGCAATATCACAACGGGCTGAGTCAGCTAATTGAGTTAGCGGGCTTCAAAGACCCGAGTCGGTTCATCAGTGATCCGGCGCAATACCAAGGACCGACTGAGCCGCCGCCACCTGACATCAACGAGCAGTTGATCCAGGTGCAGATGCAAAGTATCCAGGCCGACATCATGAAGAAGCAGGCCGAGCTCGAACTTGATCGCGAAAAAATGCAGCGGGAAGACGACCGCAAGCGTGATGAAGATGAGGCGCAATGGGTACTGAAAGCGGCAGAGCTACGCGCCAAGTATGGCGCAGAAATTGACGTGGCGGCGATCCGAGCCGCCGCCGACAGAGACCGTGAGATTTTAAGACAGAGAGCCAACATTGCAGGCGTCCCCAATGGATGAAGTTTCATTTGGAGAGCGCCTCAAGGAAATCATCAACGACCCCATCTTCGAGGAGGTGATGCGGTTTGTGAACGATGAAGTTTTCAACGAATGGCACAACAGCGATTCGTTGGAGGAGCGCGAAGGTCTCTATGCGGAGATCCAAGGCGCAGAAAGATTTCTAAAACGGGTGCGTGCGGCAATCGATAACGCGCACCTTATCCGAGAACGACAAAGGAATTAATCATGGCAGAAGAGATCACCCCCGATCTTGATCAGGGAATCAGTATTGCCGAGGCGCAAGCCTTGATCGCAAATCTTGAAGAGGTCAATCCAGACCAACCGGACGGAGATAGCGACACCGAAGAGTCGGAAGAAGTATTAGCAGCATCCGGCGAGGCAGAAGAGCCCGAGCTCGAAGACGATGAAGAATCACTCGAGTCCGAGGAAGAGGCTGTCGAAGCGTTGGCCGATGAAGACATCGATGATGAAGATGAAGAGGGCACCTCAGAAGACGTCTATGCCATCAAGATTGATGGTACAGAGGTCGAGGTCACCCTTGACGAACTTCAGAAAGGTTATTCACGGCAAGCGTCATTTACGCGTAAATCGCAAGTGCTCGCAGAAGAGCGCAAGGCGTTTGAGACTGAGCAAGCCTCGGTCACAACGGAGCGTCAGCAGTACGCCCAATTATTAGGGGCACTGCAAAATCAGCTGGCAAGTCAGAACGAGCCTGAGCCCGATTGGGAAAACTTGTACGACCAAGATCCCATCGAAGCGACACGGCAAGAAAGACAGTGGCGGCAACGACAGGGACAGCGCGTCCAAAAATTCCAGGCAATCCAAGCCGAACAGAAACGGTTGGCCGAACAGCGCCAAACGGATGAACAGAAGGCACTAAGTGAGATCGTCACGGAAGAACGCGCTCGACTACCTGAACTGATTCCCGATTGGAAGAATGAAGAGACCGCTGAGAAGGAACGAGCCGAGCTTCGCACCTTCTTGAATGCGAACGGCATCTCCGACGAGGAAGTCAGTTCACTGATCAAAGCCGACCATATCGCTGTGCTACGCATGGCGATGCTTTATTCACGGGGTGCCAAGCGCACATCGAAAGCGAAAGCAGCCACTCGCAAGGGTAGAACCGTGCGACCTGGTTCCGCGAATTCGACCCCGAAGAAGGCGACCCAGCAACGCAAACGCGCCGAGCAACGCCTATCTAAATCCGGTCGCATCGCAGATGCGGTCGATCTCGTTAAAGATATTTTGTAGGAACTTTTGTTATGGCAATCATTGCAAATACGTTCACGCGATATAGTGCAATTGGTATTCGGGAAGAACTCTCGAACATCATTTACAACATCTCGCCTGAACAGACGCCGTTTGTCAGTAACACTCAAAAGGACACCGTAAGGAACACGTTCTTTGAGTGGCAAACTGATGAACTTGCGGCAGCTGCTGTCAATGCACAGCTGGACGGCGATGACGTTGCTTCGTTTACTGCAGTAACTCCCACGGCTCGCGTCGGCAATTACACGATGATTTCTCGAAAAGACGTCATCTTGGCCGACAACCTGGAGCAGATAGATGAAGCTGGTCGGTCCAGTGAACGCGCTTATCAAATTACCAAGCGTGGTAATGAATTGAAGCGCGATGTTGAGTTCAACCTCGTTGGTGTGAACGCGACGGCGACTGCTGGAAACACAACCACAGCCCGTAAGACGGGTTCTCTTGCTGCTTGGATTATTACCAACACCAGCAAGGGCTCGAACGGCGCTGACAACGCTGCAGGAACCGCTCGTACTGACGGTACGCAACGTGCTTTCACGGAAGCGCTGTTGAAGACCGTAGTGCAAGAGACTTACACCCAAGGCGGTACGCCGAAACTCTTGATGGTCGGTCCTTATAATAAGACCGTCGTCAGTGGGTTTGCAGGCATCGCTGCACAGCGATACCAGGCACCTGATGGACCAACGACCATCATCGGTGCAGCTGACGTTTACGTTTCGGACTTCGGTTCGATCTCGATTACACCTAATCGGTTTAGTCGTGAACGTGACGCCTACGTCCTGGACCCAGACCTCACGGCAGTGTGCTACCTGAGACCAATCCACAATGTTGAACTGGCGAAAACTGGTGATGCATCGAAGGAAATGATCTTGGTGGAGTACGGCCTTCGGGTTGACCAGGAGAAAGGTCTCGGCTTAGTCGCTGACTTGACAGCCTCGTAACTTCTTAACCTCTTAAACCTCTGGGGGGGACCACAAGTCCCCCCTGTTCCTTCTGTCTCCTATTGGGTAACGCAGCGGTAAAATATGGGTAACCGCGTCCTATATGTGGATTCATCCTATGGCAGAAGATCGGAGAGTTCTCGACGCAGATCCTCTCTCAGGAATCACAACTAATTTTGTCTATGAAGACAACGGCGGCGAGAGTGTTGACAACATTGTCATCGAGTCGAGCCAGGACGTTACCAAGATCATTGAGGCGAATAAGCGCCAACGCAATGCCATCAATCGGCATCAGCCTCACGGTGAATGGACAAAGGTTGGCAGCATCCCGATGACGATCTATTACGACTTGAAAAAGAAAGGCATCCTCGATGACCAGGTGAAACTCTCCGCCTGGTTGAATGATCCTGACAACCGCGCCTTCCGTACTCGTGTGAGTCGAATTTAGTGGCGATCACGACGTATGCCCAACTGCAAACGGCAGTCTCTGGTTGGCTTGATCGCACCGATCTCACGACGATTATTCCCGACTTCATCACGCTTGCCGAAGCACAGTTTCAACGCAGCATCAGGCATCGATCAATGGTGACGCGATCCACCGCAACGATCAGTGGTCGGTACTCGGCCACACCGACTGACTGGATGCAGACCATCACATTGCAGCTAAACACCGATCCCATCGATCCGCTCGAATATGTGACGCAAGAACAAATGAACGAGCATCGCTCGAAGTCGAGTGCAGGAGGTCGACCAAGGTTTTTCTCGATGTCTGGCACGGAGATAGAAGTCTATCCGGGGCCAGATACTGATTACACCGCCGAGCTCACGTACTACGCAAAAATTCCCGTCTTGAGTGACGCCAACACCTCGAACTGGTTGTTGAGCTTGTCACCGGACATCTACCTCTACGGTGCTTTGATCCAGAGCGCACCCTACCTCAGAGACGATGAACGCATCGCGACCTGGGGTGGTTTGTACTCGCAAATGATCGAAGACATGAATGTTTCAAATGAGCGCAGCCAGGGTCAGGTCTCCATGCGGATGGCCTTTCAACCGCTGCAATGAATTGGGTAAAAGCAAGTGCTGCATCAACCTCATGGAGTGAGGAATCGGCGGCTTCAACGACCTGGACACCGGCATAGAAAAGGACATCTGAATGCCCAGCACATACGCTAATGACCTCCGTCTTGAAATCATCGCCACAGGCGAGCAGTCGGGAACGTGGGGCGACACGACCAATGACAACCTAGCTCTAATTGCAGAAGGGCTGTCTTACGGTGCAGAAGATTTAAGTTCGGATGCGAACGCCACGATCACGATGGCCGATGGCGCAACCGACGCTGTTCGATCTCTCTATTTGAAGATCACATCGAGCGCGACCCTCACGGCGACACGCACGATCACCTTGGCGCCGAACACGGTGAGCAAGGTTTGGATCATCGAGAACGCAACCACGGGCTCTCAGTCGATCACTATCAAGCAAGGCACTGGCAATACCGTCACGGTCGCCAATGGTGCTGTGAAAGCCGTTTATAGCGACGGGGCTGGTGCGGGCGCTGCAGTGAATGACGCCCTGGTCGATCTTGATCTGACAGGCACCAGCACGATTGCTGGTCTCAAGATCGGT